GCAAGGTGTTACCACGAACAGCCTTTTCTGGGAAATCGCGAGAGGCGTTGAAGAAAGCGTACTGCAGATGCTTCAGAGTTTGCTCGATGTTGAGCTCGTTTTGTTGCGACATACCATATTCCTTGTTAGTATGCGTTGAACGGAAGATTCTGGCTGCTAAATGTTGCATCGCAACCATCAAATATATTTAGCATGTACAACTTGCGACGGTTATAAATAGGTCTCTCACTTGCAAGAGTTTGACGACAACAACGAACAGTTGTACAATCCTACAGTCTAAGATTTAGGTATGAACAATGTGTAATAAAGACGTGCGGCTGTTTACCAAAGTGTTGGAGGCTCTCGAGGAGCGATCGACCTGTGCAAGAATCCAAGTTGCTTGTGCTGCCGTCCGCGACGGACGGATAATCTCTACTGGTTGGAATGGAGTAGAGTCAGGCAAGCAGCACTGTAAAGATCACTTCGCCAATCATACCCACGAACAAATGCTAGCCGAACACCGCCAGTTCAGTATCGACAACGAACTGCACGCGGAGGAAAACTGCATTCTGTTTGCTGAAAAGAATGGCATCTCACTCGAAGGCGCTGATGTATACGTAACATACAATCCGTGTCCTGACTGTGCACAGTTGATTATTGACGCCGGAGTACGTAACGTGTACTTCAAACTGTTGTATGATAGAGCTCCTTCAACTGGACCTAACATGTTGAAGGAGAAGGGCATTGGCGTCTATCAAGTCACAACAGAAACAATCATTCAGCAGTAACTAAGGAATTTTTAAATGCATGTACAAAAACGAAACGGCGCGATGGAGCCGGTTAATCTCGATAAGATCGTCGCGTCCCTGAAGCGAACCTGTGCTGGTCTCAACGTAGACGTCATGAAGATCGCAATCAAGACTGTTGGTGGTCTCTATGATGGCGCTACAACTCGACAAGTTGACGAACTGTCGATTGACAAGGCAGTTTGGATGATCGGCGAAGATCCGGACTACTCAAAGGCAGCAGCTCGTGTTCTCAGCAACGTCATCGCCAAGGATGTTGCTAACCAAGAGATTCAATCGTTCTCGCAGTCGGTTGCAGCTGGTACGAAGCTTGGTCTTTTCAGTCCGGAACTGAACGCGTTTGTTAAGAAGAACGCCCGTAAGCTGAATGCTGCTGTTAAGCTGGAACGCGACGAAGGCTTTGAGTACTTCGGTCTGAAGGTTGTATTCGATCGCTACCTTGCGAAGCATCCAGAAACGCGTGAAGTGATTGAGGTTCCTCAATATTGGCTGATGCGTGTTGCAGCAGGTGTGCTGGCAAAGCGCCCTGGTGTTGAAGTTGCAGACATCATCGAGTTCTACGACATCCTGTCGAAGCGTTTCTACATGACGTCGACGCCGACGCTGTTCAACGCAGGCACACTTCGTCCGCAAATGAGCTCGTGCTACCTCTTGAGCTCGCCTGAAGACGATCTCGGCGACATCTACAAGAAGTACAGCGACGTTGCATTGCTGTCGAAGTTTGCTGGTGGTATTGGTCTCGACTACACACTCGTCCGTGGCGAAGGCGCCCTGATCAAGGGCACGAATGGTGAATCGAATGGGGTTGTGCCGTTCATCCATACCCAAGATAGCTCGGTTGTTGCTGTTAACCAAGGTGGTAAGCGTAAGGGCGCTGCTGCAGTGTATCTCGAATCGTGGCACACCGACATTGAGGCGTTCCTGGATCTGCGTAAGAACACTGGTGACGCAATGAAGCGTGCATACAATCTGAACACCGCTAACTGGGTTCCTGATCTGTTGATGAAGCGTGTCAAGGAAGGTGGCAAGTGGACGCTCTTCTCGCCGCACGTTCCGGAAGTGAAACGCCTGACGGAAATCTATGACGAGACTGGCTTTGAAGAAGCCTATCTGGCTCTGGAAGCAAAGTACGAGGCGATGGAAAAGAAGCCTAAGTGGTATAAGCAAGTATCGGCACAAACGCTGTATCATAAGATGATGCAAACGCTTGCTGAAACTGGCAACGGCTGGATGAACTTCAAGGATGCAGCAAACCGTACAGCAAACCAAGTTACGCTCTCGAATGGTCGCATTGTTCGTATTTCGAACCTCTGTACCGAAATTCTGGAAGTTGTCAGCAAGGACGAAACGGCAGTGTGTAACCTCGGTTCTATCGTTCTACCAATGTACGTGAAGGCTGACGGTACGATTGATTGGGATCTGCTTGCAAAGGTTGTTCGCCTTGCAATGATTGGCCTTGATTCGGTGATCGACGAGAACTACTACCCGATCCCTGAAACGACTAACTCGAACCACAAGTGGCGTCCGGTTGGCCTTGGTGTGATGGGTACGCACGATATGTTCCACCTGATGGGTCTGTCGTTTGATGATCCTGAAGCCGAGAAGGTGGTTGAAGATGTTCATGCATTCATCTACTACCACGCACTGAAGACATCGGTCGAAATGGCAAAGCAATTTGGTAAGTTCCCGAACTTCAACGAGACGCGTCTCGCACAAGAAGGCAAATTCCAACACGAACTGTGGAAGCAAGATACATCGCCAGCAACGACAGTGGATGGTCGTTTGGATTGGGAAGCTCTGCGCGCAGAGATCAAGGAACACGGTACGCGTAACAGTCTCTGTATCGCAATTGCTCCGACTGCAACGATCGCTTCGATCATTGGTGTGTACGAGTCGATTGAACCAGCAGTTTCGAACGTGTTCGCACGTCAGACTCTGTCGGGCGACTTCATGCAAGTCAACACGTACCTTGTGCGTGAACTGCAGAAGCTGAACTTGTGGGATGATGAAATGCGCAAGGCAATTATTGCTGCAGATGGTTCTGTTCAGAACGTTGACCGCATTCCTGAGAACCTCAAGCGTCGCTTCCGTACTGCGTGGGAATACTCGATGAAGACGCTGATCAACCTTGCTGCAAAGCGTGGCCGTTCGATCGATCAGTCGCAGAGTCTGAACCTCTATATCGAGAACGCAACTATCGGTAAGCTCTCGTCGATGTACATGTACGCATGGGAGAAGGGCATCAAGACGACGTACTACCTCCGCAGCCGTGCTGCAACGAAGATTGCGAAGGTCACTTCCGGTGTCGCAGGTGTTAGCCAAATGAAGGAAACGGAAGCTCCTAAGAAGGTCTACACTGAAGAAGAAGTGATTGCGTGCAGTCTCGACAACCCAGAAGCCTGTGAGGCTTGTCAGTAACGTAAATAAGGCCCCTCTGGGGCCTTATTTTTCTATCCTGCCTGATGTTGTTTACATCAGTAACTAACCGTACAATCTGACGTGTTAGCAATCAGCTTTTGAAATACCACTATGATCCTCGACCCTGGGTTCAACCTGAACCTTCGTCCAATGAAATATCCGCTGCTGTACAAGCAGTATGAAACCGTCACAAATCAGAACCACTGGTCGGTTCCTGAAGTCAAGTTTGACCGTGACAAAGAACATCTCCGCAACCGTCTCGATAAAGCAACCGCTCACATGGTGAAGCGCCTAGTTGCCTACTTCGCCACTGGCGATTCGATTGTTGCAAACAATCTCGTGCTGAATCTCTACAAGCACATCAACTCGCCTGAAGCCCGCATGTATCTGAGCCAGCAGCTCGCAGAAGAAGCTCGACACATCGACTTCTATCTCAAGCTGGTTGAGGAATACATTCCGGATGAGCAAGAGCGCATCGAAGCATTCCAAGCTGTTGAAAACATTCCATCGATCAAGAAGAAGGCTGATTGGGCGATGAAGTGGATCGATAAGATGGCTGCGATGGATCGTCTTGAAAATCGTGAAGATCGTCGTACGTTCCTTCTTGGGCTGATCGCATTCGCTGCATGCATTGAAGGCCTGTTCTTCATGGGTGCTTTCTCGTACGTGTATTACCTCCGAAGCAAAGGTCTGCTGCCAGGTTTCGCTGAAGGCACCGACTGGGTGTTCCGTGACGAAACGCAGCACATGACGTTCGCTCTCGAAGTGGTTGATATTGCACGACGTGAAGAGCCCGAATTGTGGGACGCTGAAATGGAGCGTCAAGTTCGTGAAATGCTCGAAGAAGCAATCGAGTGCGAAATGACATTCTGTGAAGATGCTGTTGGTCTTGGTGTCCTTGGTTTCACTGCAACCGATATGCGTCAATTCCTCCAATTCTGTGCTGACGCTCGTTGTGTTCGTCTCGGAATGGAACCGATGTATCACGCAACGAATCCGTTTGACTTCATGGTTCTTCAAGATCTGCAACCGCTGACGAACTTCTTCGAACGTACCGTTGCTGAGTACTCGATGAATACAGGCGGCGAAGTGACCTTCGACGAAGATTTTTAATCGGTTGGCATAGATAAATACCGAATCAAAATCTAAAAGGATTCCCTAATTATGGCTCTTGGCGTCCCGTATCAAATTCATTTTACGGACTCAACGGTGCCTGGAAAGGACTCGTTTGTTCTTCAACCTGGAACAACAGACGGTCCTCTTACTCCAATCACTGAAAGTCCCGACTCATCCGCAAACGCAATCCACACTTCGATTGTTCTGCCAGGCATGGGTCTCGTTACGTATGGCCAACGCGTAGCCGAATCTCTGGTGCACATGCTTGAGAACTTTGCAAGTGCAACACCTCCAGTAGCTCCGACCATCGGCCAACTTTGGTACGATTACGGTAATGAGATTACCAAGGTTTGGGACGGTTCGCAGTGGTCTTATGTTGGTTCTCCATGGCTGTATATTGCATCTACGGACGAATACAACGCAATGGTTAACCTGTACAATCTGATTGCAGGTCCAGCCTCAGGTGCTGGTGCTTCCGCATATGGTTACGATCAAGTGCCAATGGCAACTCTGCCATCCAGCACAAAGCCACAACCAGCTGATTGGCAGAATCTGTACAACAACATCGTCAACCTTTGCAACCATCAAGGTACTGCACAGAGTATGACGGAAACTGATTTCCGTGTCTATTCTGATCCGCGTATGCAAACATTTGGCATTGCAACGATGTTGAACTGGTACCAAATTTGGCTAGCTGCTCTGCAAGCATGCTCGATTAACCGTTTCAATGTGAATGTAACAACACTGGAAACAACGGTGCCACCATCTGGTTCGTCGACGCGTACCACACAGTGGGATACAACGATTCAGCAACAAGTGGTTTACACCTTTGCTGACGAATCGCACATGAAGGCGTTCTTCAACACTGGTGGCTCGGTTACGATCACACCTTCGATCAATAGCAACGCCGGTGCAGCAAACGCCGCATGGTATACGCTGTGCTCTGGCATTGGTGCTATCAAGATTGCAGCAAATGGCATTAGCCATACAGGCAGTATGCTAGTTGCAACTGGTGCAGGCGAATACACGTCAAACCCAGCATTCCATGGTTACCCAGCTGGTATGGCGTCTACAGATGCTCCGATGCTTGGTGGTTTCTATGCTACGTATGCAGTTGGTGACAATGTGTCGCAATGTCTGATGTATGCTGGTCTCGGTTCAGGCATTTCGACATACGATGGTGTTACAGGTCTGCGCGTGTACGTGATGAAGAACTCTGCGAATGCAACTCTGACGGTTACCGTCAAATTTGTGAACGCAAACATTCAAAACGGCACAAGTGGTGGCACAACTGGTACATCGTATCTGTATGATTCGCCTGGTGT